GAGCGCTTTCGCGGCTTGTCTTCTTCGCCTTCACCTTCGCCCTCGCCGTCCTTCTGGTCGGCTTGATCCTCCGGCTTGGCTTCGTCTTGCTCCGGTTTTTCCCCGTCGCCTTTCTCGACAACAGGCGTTTCGGCCTGATCGAGATCAATGATACCGTCGTCGGCTGGCATTTCTGCCTGCGCGTTGGTTTCGTCAGTCATGTCGTAGTTCCAACAAAAAACCGCCCGAAGGCGGTACCAATCGCGGCGCTGGCGGCCTTACGCTGCCTGCATCACACGAAACTCTAGGCGTCGGCCTCTTCCGACCGTGCTGCCATCTGATCCATCGTGGCGCGGTGCTTCTCGCTGCCCTGCACGAAGTTCTGAGCCTGCGAGGTCATCCCCGCCTCGTGCTTGTCGGCGGACTGCGAAAGGTTCTGCACGCCGCGCGCAACCTCAATCACGTGCTTCTCGCCCGTCGTCACCAGCCCGACGCGCGCCTTCTCAAGCTCAGCCAGCTTGATCTGGACGTTGATGGCGTTGATCTGGCGCTTCGTCTCTAGCTCGTCCTGTTTCTCCGCAAGCTGGATTGCCTGCAAATGGGCATCCATCTGTGATGCTCCTGCATCGCCATTAGCGGGTTGTCCAGCCTCGCTCATGATCTTGGCTATCTCAGCCCGCTTTTTCTTGTTGTCGAGGTCCTTGCCCTGCAATTCAAGCTGAGCAGCGGCATCCTGCATCTGCGCTTGCTTTGCGGCCTGTTGCTGCTCGGGCGTCGGTTGTGGCTGCTCGCCCGGCTTGACGTTGGCCTGCGCTCGCTCGCTCTGCAACTTGTTCTTGATCGCCGGCGGCAATGCCTCTTCCAGCCGCTCGCCAATCTCGTCCGCGTGCGGCCAGTCCTGCACCTTGGCGAAGATATCACCGATCAGCGGCGCCGCCTGCGGGAATGCCTGAATGAATGCAGTCATGGAATCGGCTGCCTGCTCGCGCTTCGTCGTGTAGCCAGGGCCCTGCTCGATCATGACGTCATATGATCCGACCGTCACGTCATGTTCAACGCGCTGTAGACCGTCCGTCACGGTCGGCTTGTTGATCTCGACCAGATCGGGCTTGCCATCGTCCCCGATGATGCGGATCATCCGCTGTGCGTCGTAGATGTGCGGGATCAGGTCCATGACGATTTGCCCGGTGCGCTGGATCGCCATGTTGAAATTGTCGATGTAGACGAACGTTCCGGTATCCGCCTGAGCATCGCGGCGGGCAATCGCAACGCCTGACGTTTCGTTCGATTTCGCCCCTAGATTGGCGTCGTAAATACCGATCACCGCCTTCATATCTTCGGCGGCCTTAATGCTGCCTTCCTGGATCGCCTGCGAGGCGACCGGCGGCTGCACCCGCTCGGGCTTCATGCCCGGCGCTTTCGGGTCTGCGTCGAATTCAAGGAACGGCAGATTGTCCGTGTTGGCCGTTTCCCACTGATCGTAATACTTCTCGACCATGGCCCGCGTAACGATCCACGGCGCTTTCGGCTGTAGCGCAACCACCTCAGTCTCAGCCGAGGCGTAGTAGTTCACCATCCGCTGCAAATCGCGGGCATAGCGCACGATGCCGTGCCGATAGACTTCGCGCGCGATGCGGATTTCCTCACCGAGCGCCGGAATAATCGGGATATGCATCCCTTTCCAGTCGTACTCTTCGAGGATTTCGCCTTGCGTCATCAGGTAGCGACAAACCTTGTAGCTGTCGCGCTCCTCAACGCGCGCGCCGCGTTGTGCGAAAAACTCGTATGCCTGCGCGATCTGATCCTTTGGCGAGTCCTTAACCTGATCGGTGATATCATCGATCGATCCGTCAGGCATCAGGACCAACGTGCGCTTGATCGGCTCCTTCCGCCAATAGGTCATGACGCGAATGTAATCGTCGCTGATCCAGCCATCGAATGCGGCATGTGCCCGCGTGTCGAACCCGTCAGCCTTGGCATCCGGCCAACGTTTCTTGAACGCGGCGCGGGTCATGTCCATCGGAACAAAACAATGCATCGCGTCTTCGCGCGTTGGCATCACCGCATCGGCATCCCATAGGACGCCAACACTGTCCTCGATCCCCGCGATGCGGAGTTCCTGATTGAACGTCGTGGTGCTGGCATATTCAGTCATCACCTGCCAATGACCGATACCGCAGCAAACCTGACTGTCAGCCGCCGACGTATAAACCTGCTTGGCGAATGAACGGTTCTCGATGTAGCGAAACATGCCGGACAGCACGTCGGCCGTCTCGGGATCGCCGGAGCTATCGACCGGCACCGCCTTGATGCTCGGCCGCATCTTCCGCATATCGCCCGTCACCTGACGGATGAATTTCGGCAGCAGATTGATCGTATGGCACGGCCGACCATTGCGCTGCGACAAGGCGAGAGGGTCCCATTGATCCTCTCGGCGGCCACGCCGGAATTTCAGATCCTCGTAAGCCTCTTCCTGATTGTTCCGCTCGCGCTCCCAATCGCGCTCGTATTCATCCAAGGCGTCAGCATGGATGGTTTTCCAACGTGCAGACGCGGCCTTGCTGTCGTCGTCGGCGTCTTTGCCTTCAACGTCCATCGGTTCATCTGCCATGCGTTAAGCGCCCATCCACCCGCCGGCGCGGCGTCGTTCGCGCGGGCGCTCGATCTGCGGTTCTTCGTAAGCAACACACATCAGGCCGAAAGCATCCGCACCGTGTGAAGCCCAATCGTGCTCTGGCCCAAGGCCAATGTTTCGCGCTTCGTCCTTGCGCTCATGATACCAGCCAAGTGCATCGCGCCCCGCTTCGGTCGTTTCCTCGTTGAACCAGATCGAGGGGAACAGCCTGCGCCCCGCCTCGATCCGCATAGCTGCGGCACCCTTGCCTTGGTTCGGGACCACCTGAACCTCGAACCCCGCCGCTCGAAGCGCACTCTCGTATGAAACGTCGTGAACCTTGTCCTGCGTCGTGCCGTCATGTGGCAGAACGATCAACACGCTTCCGTAACCCTTCGAGCGCAGCCAATTCACATGCGTTGCGAGCGGCTGGCCTACCGCCTCGTAGTAATCCAGAACCCGAATTTCTCGCCCGATGAATTGAGCAATCCAAACAGCGACAGCGTCGGCTTTCGCGCCCGTACCGCCGATATCGAAGAAAGCCCGATATGTCATCAGCGGGTCGGCAGTCACCCGCCCGATCCGACCCTCAGACTTGGCTTGCGCCAGCGACTTGGCGAAATAAGCCCCGTCAATGACGGCAGCGTATCCACCTTCCCAAATGTGGTCGTATTGGTCCGGCGTGTCTCGTAAACAATCCTGGCGCTCTTGCTCAAGCACCTTCGGAAACCACGGATTGTCCGACCAATTCGCTTGAACAACAGTAGCCCCGGTCGGCAACGTCTCGCCTCTCAACATGCCATCAACCGGGTCATTCTTCCTGCGCGGGTTCCAGCTAAACCAAAGCTGGGAATCTTCGGCACGAATAGTCGGGCGCAACAGCGAAAGCGATCTGGCCGAAAGCGTCTGCGCTTCTTCGACCCACGCTCGCCTAAACCCTTCCAGCGACTTAATCGATTCCGCTGTGTGATCCTGCATACCTTGGAAGATGACCACGCCGTCGCCGGGCGTCTCAACCACCTCGCGAAACACTTTGAAGCCATCCGCCTCGCCTAGCCGATGCTCTTGCAGCTTGTCCTCGATTAGCCGCTTGGCCGAATCCTTGAGCGACTTCTGTACCTCGCGGATACAAACCGACCGCAGCCCCCTTTCGTACAGGCTATCCTCGATCAATAACCCGGCGAGGAAATGCGACTTCCCCGAGCCGCGACCGCCATGCACGCCCTTGTAGCGCGCCGGTTCAAGCAGCGGGCGGAACTTCCTCGCTGTTGGGATTTGCAGTATCGACAATGACGCGCTCAATCTTCGTTACGACGTGGACCGGGTTGTCTGCATCGCCAGTCACCTCTTGCGTAATCTTGTCGCCATACTTCTTCGGCGCCATGCGAGCCATAAGCCACTTGCGAGTATCAACGCGCAGGCGAGATCGAGCCAAAACTTCCTTGTTCTCGACCTCCTCGGTCGAACCGTCAGGACGTTGGCGCTCCATCCAATCATTCGTGCCGTCGTCGGAAATCTCAATGATTTCCTCAGCGTAGTAGTCGGCTTGTGCTTCGCGCGCGCTCGCGTATTGGTCCCGGAATTCGGCGTGAGCAGCCAGCCAGCGCATTACCGTCGTCTTGGACGGCATATCTTCGTCGCGGCAAATCTCCCGAAGACTTTCACCCAGGCCGAGACGAACGCAGATCGCCGTGGTGATCTCCACGCTGTAATCTGACGGTCGGCCGCTCATCCCCATCCCCTCAAAACAAAACCGGGTCAGAA